AGATGACGTTGGTGGGATGTTGACAACACCAAAGTTAATTTGGTCGCGCATGTTTAGCCATGGAACGATGCAACGCGCCAAGCTTATGTTTGTTGTGGGTGAGCAAGGTATTACTATAGTTAAAAATAAGTCGGGTGCTGTTGAGCCCTTTGAGGCTGGCATAAGGCCGCCTGAGCTAGACGGTATTTTCCTTGGCAATAATCCTTTAGATGCAATTTTTGAAAATTATTTTGCATTTTATTGGCATGGCGACTCCAGCGTCAACTTTCGAATTAATGGAGCGGATAAGCGGTATGGAACGCGCGGCAAAGCTCATAGGGGTGATCCTGACGTGCCTAACGATTCAAACGTTGATGTTTTCGATATTCCAACTTCTGATGTTGTTAACGCGCAACAAGAAGCTTTGGAGCCAGGAGAAAAATTTTGCCATGCCTATACACCGTCAAACAATACATCTTTTGGAGTTTATAGTACAATAGCGAATGGAACAAGTTATCGTGTCAACTATCAACTCATTCCTATTAATGAAGATACAGGAAAAAAAGCAAAAAATAGCGCAACTTTGCAGCGAATTAAAATAGTTGGAGACTCTGGCGTAAAGATTAACGGAGGAACTTTGCAGGAAAGAGGTATTGAGCCTGGTTCTGCAACAACTGAAGATTTAAATAAGATTCGTGAAGAAGGAAGTCAAAAAGGTGCAGGCAGAAATTACAGCCCAAGGATGGGAATTATCAAGGCAAAAGGTCAAACAGTTTCAGGAGACAACCTTAGAGATATTGTTTCAAATGTAGAAAAAGAAGATAAAGCAACATTCGTAATAAGAAATAGCAAAATTGATGAGGATTTTTACCATAAAGGTAAAGACAAATTGGGACCATCTGTTGATGATATTAATTCAGAGATAGAAACATTTCAAATTCAAGCTGATTCGGCAATGCAGCTTGGAGAGCACTTTGAAATTGGCGGATCTATCTGGAAGGTTATTAACAGAAAAGAAGTTAGGTTTGATCCAGACACTAAAAAAGATCAAGTTATTGAGCTTCAATGCACCGATAGCTCAGTTTCAATTTCAAAACAGATAGGAATAGTTAGTGATAGTAATGTTGTTGAGCCTTCTGATCAGTTTATTGGAGATAGTGGGGTTGGCGACACAAGCAAGTCTATTGGCGAAGTTTTTTTCCCGCTTTCCCAGGTTTCAGTTGCATCAATCAGGAACAACCGTCCATGCGTTGTAACTGAGATTGGGATCAAAAGCAAAGTATTCCAACGCTTAAACGGAATATGTAATTTTCAAACTTTGCCAGACACTGAACAATTTAAAGAATTTGAAGACGACAATGTTCAGATAACGACTGGTAGCATGAATATCAGTATTACTCGTTCTTCTGCATTTAGAATTTTAGTTAAAGATGTAGACAAAGACAAAGATTTTAGCGTAATAACGGCACAGTCATCAGGTACTGCGGGTCCAAAAGGGCCATTGTTCTTTGTAGTGCGTGGGCAGCAACCTATCGCTCAGTACAACTCAATCAGATTTACAACTCCAAATGCGTTGTCTCTGGAATACAAGTTTGTGCCAGTATCTGGAGCGGAAATGGGGAGGCTTTCTGGTAACGAAACCGTTATTGAACTTTCGTCATCATCTTCAATCGATCAAAACGAAAAAAGTTCTGGAGGATCTAGAGAAATTGCATGTACAGTAGCTGGTCATGACATGTTGGTATTTTTCCACGGCAGGATATATAACGGCGGATGGAGCGATCATTTTTTTAGAAATAAAGAATTTTCTAGAGGTAGCAAGAAAATTACGCCAGTAACGGAAGCATCGTATCCATCTTCTGTTGTTTTTAAAACTTCTACACCAACACGAGTTATCGGCACGATTGCAGAAATAGGAAGTGAGCTGCAAAAAAAAGCAAACATTGGTAATCAGGGAATTAAACAAGGCAAGATAGGGGCTTTTTTCTATGAAATTGCAAATAGTGCTGATGACTATAATATTCCTATGGGATCACAAAAATTATTTGAAAGTGTAGAATATATTGATGGAAGTTACGCAACTTGGCTGCATTTGCAATGGAGAGTGGAAAGAGCAGTCGCTGCAGAATATAGTGGAGAGTCGTCTGTTTGGAAATTTATTAGTGTTCATGTTATTGGTAGCGGTGGAGATTTTAGTGATGGGCAAATAATTGAAGTCAAGAGAGGCAGTCAGGCGACAAATATTGTCAGCGGGCAGTCGTCATATGTCACTAATATTGACTCTCCAAACTACAACCCTTTTGCAGCAAATAATCCTTTTGGAACTTTAACTTTTTCGGGAATGCGCTTAAAAATTAATGGAGTCAAAGAAAATGTAACTTTGAGCGCAAGGGCTCAAGCGTGGCGTTATGAAATTGGATTTGGCGCTGTAGATAGACCGCCCGGTCAGACAAAAACAATCACAAGAGCTTTCGCGAAAGGAAATAAAACTATTCGGGTTAGATTAGAATCTACTGTCGTACAATTTCCAAATGTTGAGACTAATGGTACAATAGTTGGCAATAGAATGGGATGGTCAAACGCAAGAGTTATTAAAATTTTTCAAAGCGATGCAACCACACAGGACTGGGAAGTTGGCGACGAATTTAATGACACTCAAACAGTAAGTGCAAATAATCCTTTTAAAACAGGCTATGATTCTGTAGGTGCAACTTACAGAATTGCAGACGTTGACTATACTGAAACAATACCCTCAAGCATTGAAATAGAAGGGACTAATTTTGGCAATAAAACTCAAATATCTGACATTAGTACATACAGGGGTCTTGTTGACAAGTCTAATAGCGGCGGTCCTGAGCATGAAATTGTTTACGTTAATGAGGGTTTAATTAACGATCAAACTGCAAATTTAGACAACTTAACTTTAGCCGGTTTGTCCTTAAAGGCAGGCCGTGAGTACACATCATTGGATCAAATGCGCTGTTGGCTTGCTGATGGGATGCCTGTGGAGCGTTTGCATCCTGGTAACAAACAAATTGTTTATGGTTCTACAAAGACAGCAGGACCCAGCAATTTATTAACGGATTTAGTTTACTTTCTATTGACCGATCAAATAGCAGGCGCTGGCGGCTTGTTAGGCATGAATCCAGACAACCCTTATCTAGTTGATAGAGAAGCTTTGGAGAAAACTTCTCAATTCCTTTTCGAGCAGAAATTATTTTTTAATGGCGCAATTACAGATCGCAGCAATTTGCGTGATTTTATTGCTCAAATTGCTCCAAATTTTCTTTGCAATTTTGTAATCCAAAATGGCAAGTATTCTTTAGTTCCAGCCGTACCCACGAGCAGTACTGGGCAAATAAAAAGTAGCCTTACTGAACCAGTGGAATTTAGTCAGATATTTTCTGCAGGCAATATAATTGAAGACTCATACAAGTTGGATTATTTAGGCTCAGAAGAACGTCGATCATTCAAAGCTGTTGTGCGCTTTAGGCAAGAGCGTAAAAACAAATTACCGGAAGAGCAAGTAATTATCGTCAGAGGAGCTGACGACAGCGACGATTTTACGACACCTGGAACGCAAAAGCTTCCAGAAGAACAATTTGATTTGACACAGTTTTGTACGACAAGAGAGCATGCGTACAAGGTTGCTAGGTATTTTTTAGCTTTGCGAGCGTATGTAACTCATACGATTAGTTTTTCAACGACCGCAGAAGGACTCCGCATTGGAGCGGGCTCTTACATTAAAGTATTTACTGAAGCCAGTCCATACAATTCAGCGAACACTGGAACTGTAAATAGCTCAGGAGTAGTAACTAGTGTTAGGGATCTGCCAGATGGTACTTACAGTGTTGTTTATTTTAGGACAGGAAGTAACGATGTTATTGAAGGATCAATGCAAGTAAGCAATGGTAGAGTGGATGATTCTAGTTTTCATGATGTTATTTTTACGGTACAAGACAGCAGCGTGTCCGCAAATATTTATGTTGTTGAACAGTTAACTTTTTCACAAGAGGGTCTTGTAGACATCGTTGCGTCAGAGCACGCTTGTGACGATAATGGTGTCAGTAAGATAGCCAAAGCCGTTGATGGCTTTGAAGCTAACGCTACCGGGTTTACCATTGAGTCATGACTTTTCCAATCACTAGAGCGGGAAGAACAGCGCCGTTCAAGGCGAGGGATTATTTGGTGCCAAGTGCTCGTACTTTTGAGTCAGGCGACTATCCAGTAAAAACTTATAGGGCTCAAAACGGCGCTGAACACAGGATTTTGTATGGCAGCAAGCGCACTAGTATGAAATTGTCGCTTACCTACACAAACATTGCAGATATTGATGCTGAGTTGTTTTTGGATCATTACGACACGGTTCAAGGTACGTTCCAAACTTTTTCTCTTGAGAATGTCAATGGAGTGAACCCAACTCGTGGTGGCTGGGAGGGCAACAAAGACGCTTTAGGCGCTCAAACTCATGGCAATAACTACCGCTATGAAGGGCCACCTCAGGTTGTGCAGGTGGCTTCTGGGCGTAGCACTGTTACAGTAAATCTGATTGGCGTTCTCTGATGGCCTACTTCACTGGCGCTACTGGCAAGCTGTTTTTAAATAACACGACTGACAACAGTGACCCTGGCACTGAGATTGCGTCTGTCCAGAATTGGAGCGTTAGTTCATCGGTATCGTTGGTTAGCACAAAAACTTTAAGCCAAACAGATGACGTTTTTACCCCTGTAGGAAGATCGACGACTGGTAGCTGTCGAATTTTGTATTACCAAGATAATTTAGGAATAAAAAATTCTAGCAACAGCGCAAGCACTTTTTTAAATAAAGTGCTCAAGCAGCGTGACAGCGCAGCTGACATCCTCCAAGGTGCGTCTCTTGACCAAAATGATGTTGATCTTCCAGCAAAAACATTTCGTATTCGTTTAAAAATTGACGACGGAACAGCTACTGGTAAGTTTATTGACATGAGAGTGTATATTACAAATATCTCTTTATCAATGTCTGTCGGCGATATTGTTGCGGCAGACATTCAATTCCAGTGCCAAGGCGCTCCAGTATTAATTAACATCTAATGAGCATTTATCTTGGGACGCATGGAAAAGTTGAACTACGTCGAGAGTTTGACGGCAACAATTTGGTTTCAACGGTAAACGTTAGCGACGTTAATGTAACGCGAAAACGTTTAAGTTTTGATTTTAAACTTGGTCAGCTCATAACTGGCGATCAGGTTGAGATCACAAGCACCAACGGTGCTGCTCTTTCTTTTTTTAACAGCTATACAAAAACAGGAATCAAGCGATTTATTAATGTTGATGCGCTTGGAGGGATAAGATTTTACACGACATTTGCCAACGCGGTAAACGGTGGAGCGGCAAACGCTGAAACTTTGGCAGCTCCTGGATCAGCCGTTCCAATCAAAGTTGTTGTGCAAAATGCTGACTTTCGCGTTATCGCACAGGTAAACAGTTTTGAGCTAAATACTCAAAGAGAAGTTATTGATACGACAAATTTATCTGATAATTTTCGCAGCCAGGTCAGCTCTTTGATGTCTGGTTCAGGAAGCATGAGTTGTTTTTGGGAGTACACAGGAGAAACTGTGCAGGATTTGCCTATGTATCTTCTGCAATTAATACTTCGTACAAAAGTTGGCAGTCAATTTAGAGCAAAATTTTATTTAAAGTCTGGCAATCATAATCCAAGTGGTATTCCAGCCAACGCAAACGACGAGATTTTTTATGAATTTGATGGTGTGCTAACTGCGTGCGCTTCGCAATTCAGCCCGTCGTCAACGGTTCAGTTGACTGCTGATTTTGTCACTACTGGAGAAATCGCTTTGAAAGTCAGCCTTGAAAGCACCGATAAGATCTTGCAAGAGGACAGCGACGACATACTCTTGGATCAGGACGGCACAGCTAAGCTGTTGCTTGAAAGCTCAGACACTTAAGCCCTGGAGGCTAGTCACCAATGGCCGATCTTAAAATCAGCGATCTTTCAGCTCTGTCTGGTGGCGACTTGGTTGCTGCTGATGAGCTTGCCATTGTTGACGACTCAGCGAGCGAAACCAAGAAAATTACGGTTTCAAACCTGATTGCAAACGGTGTCACGCTAATCAGTGATGACGCGATTCCTGGGGCCAAAATTTTATTTGGTGCGGGGGACATTGCCACAGCAGCATTGGCTGACTCTGCTGTTACGTCAGCAAAGATTGGTGCGGACCAAGTAACGGCAGCCAAAATTGCTGACAACACGATTGTTAATCTTGTCTCAGACCTGCCAACTTCTGGTGATTACACGGGACAATTAGCTTTAGACACTGATGATAATTCTTTGTATGTGTATAGCGGTAGTGCATGGTTAAACACTAAAGCGCCAGGCTCTGTTAATGCTTTTACTGATACCACATCAGGCATTATCAATATAAGCACGGTTGTAAGCAGTGGAACGGCAACAATCACCGCTTCAATTGACAACACCGCTTCTGCGGCGCAATTTTTAGCTGGACCTGTTGGATCTGGTGGAACGGTTGGTTATCGCACGATTGATGGTGGCGACTTGCCTACAGCTACGACTACCTCAAAGGGTGGCGTTATTGTTAATGGTGGCGGACTTACTTTAAGTACCGACACGATTCAAATTGACAATAGTGTTACTGCAAGTAGCACTAAACATCTTGTTACTTACGATGCTAATGGTTTAATTACTGGCGGCAGTGTAATTTCGTCATCAGACCTTCCTGTCGCAACAAGTTCTGCCAAAGGCGCAGTTATTGCTAGTGATGGTCTTGCTGTTGATGCAAGCGGCAATCTGTCAATAGACAACACAGTTACTGCTGGAACATACACCAAGGTTACAGTCACTTCCAAAGGTGTTGTTTCCGCAGGTGACACTTTAGTTGCGGCGGACATTCCTGATCATTCCGCGGCAAAACTAACTTCTGGAACGGTTGGTTCTTCTCTGATTGCTAATAATGCAATCACAGCCGACAAGATGGCTGATCAATCAACAACAAAGTTTGGAGGTGCTCTTGCCAGCGATAACGTAACCATCTTTCCGAGTGGAGATTTTAAAGGTCAATTTTTTTATGACGAGACTACCCAAGATCTATACATTTACACGGGGTCTGCATTTGTACCGGTAACAGTATTGTCCGGCAATTTGGTTAATGCTGGTGCCTATAACGCCAACACTAATCAAATGAGCAGTGTGACATCTGCTGGCTCAGCCGCTGGATTTTCTGCAGGAGCCGCATTGCCTGCACCTGCAGTGACAAACCTGAACCATTACGTTGTTGTTGACACAAGTGGTACGGGGTCTGGCGCAGCACCTGCAGTTGCCTTAGCTCCACCTGACATGTTGCTATCACAAGGTGTAGGCACTGAGTATTCACTGATTGATGTTTCAAATGCAATTGCAGGTCAAACAGCCAGCAATATCTCGCTAATTGCCGCTGGTGACATTGTTGCCACTGATGTGCAAGCTGGGATCCAAGAGCTTGACACTGAAAAGCTGCCTAAAGCTGGCGGCACAATGACTGGCAACTTGAACCTCGGGACTAGCACCAATGTGGTGTTTGAAGGTTCATCGGCTGATGATTATGAGACAACTTTAACGGTCACTAATCCAACAGCTGACCGCACCATTACACTGCCGAACGTTACT